TCACTGATTTAGGTATTTTTCGAATTGTTGATGGTTTTCTTTCTTTTTTGCCGGAGAGATTTCAGCATAAATTTGAGTGGTTGAAATGTCTTTATGCCCAAGATCATCTTTGATGTCATCAAGGCTTAATCCTGCCTCACGCATTAAAACGGCATGCGTGTGTCTTAAATCATGGATACGGATGTGAGGGAGCCCAGCCCGATTGGTGATGCGATTAAAAGCACCGGTAGTTGCTCGAGATCGGAGCGGTTGTCCAAACTTGGCATCAGACGAATAGGTGAAGACAAAATCGTTATTGTGGCTAGTAGAAAACCGAAAGCCTTGTACATTGCCGTGACTGAAATGGCGCTCATATTGTTGTTGAAGAAGATCATTTACTCGAGCGGTCATGTATTCGGTTCTCTTAGAGCTTAATGTTTTGGGACGATCAAGCGCTATTTTGCCAGCGTTTGATCCAGTCTCAGCACGATAGATTCGTGTTGCATTAACTGATAAGGTATTTTTACTGAAGTCAATGTCTGACCAGCGAAGAGCCATGGCTTCACCCACACGAAGTCCGCAGTCAATCAGCGTCACAAAGAATGATAGCCACATGGGCTCTTTATCTTCTTCAGCTGCTTCTATAAAAGATCCAACTTGATCTTTTGTCCAAAAGTGAAGTTTTTTGGAATTGTCTTTAGCATACGCACTGAACTCGACACCAACGGTAGGGTTTTTGGTAATGTAACCAATTGCAACGGCTTTTTTTAACGCATTGTGCAACGTTCCATTGATGAGCTTTACTGTGTTAAGAGACAAGCCATCATTGAATAGACTGCTGATGAACTCCTGATGTTCCTTAAGCGTGTATTTGGCTAGTCGAATATCCCCAATTTTTGGGATGATGTATTTCTTAAGATTATATCGATAGATAATCATGGATCCCTCTTTGACATTAACCTTAAGCTTAGTGATCCACTGATTGAGATAATCAGCCATTAAAATTCTTTCAGTTTGGTAGTGAGAGTGGCCTTTGATTATTTCGGCCTCGGCCAAGGTGGCTTCTTGCTGGGCTATTTTTTCGGTTGGAAAACCGCGCCGATGGATCTTTATTTCTTTTCCTGTCTGCGGATCAACACCAGCGAATATATAGAATTCCCAGGCCTTTTTGCCATCTTTTAGTTTATATGAGCTAATTGATGCCATGATATCGCACTCCTTTTGAACTCTTAGAGTTTGTAATTCAAACGTATGTTCGTTATGTCCTTAAAATAAAACCCCGTTATGGGGTCGTGTTATTGCATCTTTCTAACCATCATCATGAGCACGCCGATGATGATAAAAACGGCTGCCCACCACAGGTTACTGCCGGGCTTATCAGGGTCAATTAGCCAACGAACCCAATGATGCCTGTGGCCAAACAGGGCGAAGTAGACGCCTATAAGAACAATGATGAGGCCAATGAAGTGTGCCTCACTTAATGTAACTGGACCATTCATAAGTACATCTCCAAGAACTGATCTTAGATTTCGTTTAGCTTACTGAACTCGATGTCATTGTTGTATCTAATCTTGACGGTTAGTGGTGTGCAACGAATGATGACGGGGCGATCATACTGTAGCGATTTTTGAAAAGTGTTGAGGTTTTCAGCAAAGTTTGGCAAGACCTCCTCAGCAGTCAATACAGCTGTTTTTGCACGTAATAGCAACGATGAGTGGTGTAGCTCATTGAAACAGTAAACAGCCACCACAGGCTTCTCTAGGACGTTGTGAATGGTAGTAGTGTCGCGATCAGTGTAAAAAAGGATCTCTTTAAGCGATCGGTGTGATTTAAGTGGTGTCAGCGAAACTATATTAGGGAAACCGGTATCGGTATCAAGCGTAGCTACCTGCATAACTGTACACTCTCTTAACAGTATATCGGCCTGCCTGATCGTAGAATTTGCCATAAGTAAGACTCCTTGTCTTAACTATTAATTTGATGCGGGTGGCGGGGCTATTAGCCGTTGATGGTGAATACAATTCATCTTTGCTATAATTAAGTGAATTGTGTTTACTTGTAACTGAAAGCAGGTGACGGCATGAGCCGTTTCATTGATAGTTTGATCAACTTAACGCCTGGCCATCTTTTTATAAAATACTGGTATGTTTGGCTAATTATCGCCGTTTTGTGTGTTTGCGGAGACCGATGGCTTCATCATAAAGCCTAAAAACTGATTTCCTAAATTTGTAATCCTGTAGTAGGTGTCACGGTTCCTGATATTCTATAGGTGCAACATTGTAGGTAAGTCAAAAAGGGGGAATATAAATGTTCAGACCAAAGGCCAAAATGCAATCACCGGAGAAAAATGTTCAAGCTTTGGTGTCGAGTTTAAGCTATTGGCAGGCAATTAACTTACGCGTAAACTTGCTCAACTCCCGCTTTCCCGATGAGAGTACGGAAGAGCATTATCGACGAGCGGTTGCTGAATATTCCGATTTTAGTCAACTTGAGTATGAATTATCTGCCGCCATCAATACGCACTCGTTTGTACACTAGATACCAACAACTCGATCGTTAACCTTAATTGGTGACGATTGTGGAGTACCGCCGGTAATCTGAGATTTATCAACATCAAGCTCTTGGTGTCGAGTTATTGCGCTTAAGACTGAATATCCCGGCTGTGTTCTTTCGGACCGACAGATAGACATGTTATCGTAGACGGTCTCTGCAACGATGACTGCTTTAACTTCGTCGAGGGTTCCCAAGGTTTTTCCTGAATCAGGGTCAACGACCGGGACACCTTGATTACCCATAATCTGAAACTTGTCGCCTTTGTATATATGGTTCATATGCCCGGCGTTGATAACAAAAGCAGTCGGGTCGATAATTTTCACAATCCTGAATGAACTACCAATTGCCATGCTTGTTTTTCTCCTTTGCAAGTTCTTCAAAGCGTACATCGTCGCGGGCTATGTAGGCCGCTAACAGAGTTTGCACATAATCACGTTCGGACTTGACTCGTTCGCTGTTCTCGTCCAGCCCTTTCATGTTTTCTGTAAGTTTGGCGATGAGTTTGACGTGATACATATGATCGCGGTGCCAAGATAATCCTAGAGTAATCAAGCAGAACCCGGCCAAGGCACCAACTCCCCAGAAAAAATAGACGAGTGTTGCTAAAAATTTACCACCGAATAATGCGGCGAGGGTGGCACCAAATAGTGCGAAGTCAATTTTCGATAGTGTTTCTAGGGCCTTCGTTTCGAAATCTAAGTCTTCGTTAACTTCTTTCTTTAGATTATCGAGTATGATAATACACCTACTTTTGCGCTTCTAGGGGGCGCTATTTTTGTGCCCAACAAAAGCCCCAAGCCGTTTGGCTTCTACCAATTGCTTGGGGAAATAAACACTATTTCAGATCTATCTTGATTGACTTGTCATTCCAAAATGATGGCTGATATTGAAGCTGTAATGACTTAGCATCTGTTTTTGCTTGTCCTACAAGATTACCCGTAACTGTAGCACCTTTATCTAAAGAGCCTGAATGAAGAGTATCTTCAACATTTGTAGTAATCTCGCTGAAATCGGTTTTGTTACCATCGGCATTTAATTTGAAAAAGAAGGGGTTATAATCTTGTGACTTGTCGGTGTTGTTTGTGATTGTGATGTTTGCGATTACATATTGCTTACCTGAATCCGGAGTGTTAATGTCATCGCCTTGGTCGAATTTGACATTATTTACCTTAATTTCATAGCCTTTATAGCTTGCGACTTCACCAACTTTATACACTTTATCTTCCGGTTCCGAAGATGAGGCTGTACTTGAAGATGATTTATCCGTTTTGCTAACTGCCGTTTTTTCTGTGGATTCGCTGCTTGATTTCCCCTTATTATTGAGGCCGCCGCCAATCGCTGCTACCACAATAATAACTAATACCCAAAACCAAACGCGCTTGTAAAAAGGCTTCTTTACCTTATACTGCTTGCCGTCAGCACCCATTACCTTTTTTGCCATTTTGTTTTCCTCCATAAATAATTTTCAGCTTTTAACGTCTTCCGTATCTGGATTACTTGTTTAAACTAATCTAATGGTTGTTGGTCTATCAATTCAAAGTACCTAGCCATCCATTTCGGTAGCTCGTATTCATCGAGAATTTGCTCATAATTCATCGGATTAATTGAGCCGCGATTGCCAAACAGAAACTCGAACATAAAACAGTTTGCTATATATTCGGCTGACCCAACAGCGGCAACACGCGCATTTCTATAGAAATAATTGGCCCCAGTGTTTTTCGTGAGAAGTGCATGCCCAATTTCATGTGCCAGAACACCTATTGATGTTGCTTCGTCGGTGCATGCGTTAATGTTGATAATTGAAAATTTGCGATCAGTGATGGTATAGCCTAGAATGTTTTGCCCAAGATCGCTTGGTGTAACACTAACGTTAGGTAGATAGCGACTAACTATCCAAGGATCACGTGTATTATATCTGCGCAAAACAGTGTTTGCTTTTTCGATCGCGCAGTCTGCATCGTATCCCATGCGCCCACCTCACTTCTCAGATCCGCGGTATTTCTTTGGGGTGTACTTCTTTTTAGCGAGTTCCTGAGCGAGCGCATATGATTGGCGTAGTGATACGGCAAGCAAGCGCTTATCCTCATCACTCAATTCGGCATCATTTTTGAAAAAGTCCGGGCCGTCAGGATCAAGTCCATCAATGATATCCTTTATTTTCTGATCAATGGCGCGAGTGTCCTTTTTGGTCAGAGAATAATAGTGAGGCTTGTCTGACTTACCAAGTAGGTAATCTATAGAAACATCATAATACTGTGCAAGCTTTTTGAGCGTGTCGTTATCTGGCTCATTCCTATTGTTTTCAAAATGAGAATAGGCCGCTCTTGAGACGCCAATTGCTTTGGCAACGTCCTCTTGTGTACGGCCGTCACCTCTTAGCTTTTTTAATCTATCACCGAGCATAGCAACGCCTCCCTAAAGTGATTTTAGCACCCATGTGATACAAAAAGTATCTAAGATACAAAAAGTTTCAAAAATGGGTTGACGATACAAAATGTATCGTGGTATATTATCTGTGTTGATACGAAATGTATCAGAAAAGGGGTGATCAAATGGTTCGAGATGAAGTAATCAATCTTCGGAAAAACGCAGGGTTCACACAAACTCAGCTTGGAGAGAAGCTCGGCATATCAGCTGTTCACGTTAGAAAAATCGAAAAAGGTACTCGTAATCCAAGCAAAGATTTGACGGAACGCTACGTTGCGCTCTTCGGATTGCCAGCCGATAAGATTTTCCCGGATATTTATGAGAAATTAATTGATACAAAACGGATCACGCCTAAACACATTCACGCCCAGCGAGAGGAGGAAGTCAAATGAACGAGAAAGATCCTAAGCCTTTGCAAGATTATACGAGGATTATCGTTGAAACAGACGAAAAGCACCCAAAAACCATAGCAATAGTCACGGCAGATGACTTTGAGCTTGCTGATGGTTTTCGGGTGCGAATGACACCTAATTATAAGAATTAGTCTTTGTCAATTGGTGGATGAGGATCGTTGCCAAAACTGTTTTTCAAGTTAATCTGGCCATTCTGTTTTTGGCTTATAACTTCAGAATTCTGGTTTTTGGCAATCTCGGTCGCAAACTTCAAAGCATCTGATTTCTTATCAAATATCTTTGTTGGTTTCGAGTTTCCTTCTCCATGAACAGACCATCTACCGTCCTTTGGAGAAATCCATTGGTTTCTACCCATTTTATTCACCTCCCTTCGATGCAATTATCGCACTCGGCGTGAGGCAATCACACAATATTAAGTTTTCAAGTTAAGGAGGTGAGTCAAATGGAACGCGAAGCAATGATTGATTTTTTGACCCGCATCTACCCAGAGGTTCCGGCCTTTGCATTCGAACAAATGCCTGAAGAGCAGTTGAAGGGCCACGTTAACGAATGGCTAGCTGAAGACGCTGATCAACTTGCTATGGGTTAATCATAGCCTTCTCTAGCATGAATCAATATCCACCAATATTTCATCTTTTAAAGGAAGTGGAACGTATGAAAGCAACAATTAGTAGCCCTTTGAATAGGTTCGCTACTAGAACCAACACGCCACAGAAGGTGATCGCTTATGCAGCAAAATTAGGGCGCTCAACGATCAACAACTATTTTCATGGAACTCCCATTAGAGCAAATGAGGCTACTGACATTGCCAATTCGATGAATGACAGCGAACTAAGCTATGAAATGGCTAACTTGTTTCTAGGAATCCCTAAGCTGTTTAGCGGTGACGGAATATACCACGATTTACGCGGGCTTTTATTCACCGATAAACGAGAAGAAGACGAGGAGAAAGCTTCTTTCATCAAGCACGACATTGAGGGCCTTGCTAATGACCCCAACTTTACACGCGATGACGCTAAAAACTTGAAAGCATACGCATTCGAAAAGTTGGATAGCACAGTCGCAGATCTAACCGAGCTGAATGCCATTTGTGAAATGCTAGGCATCTCAATTATGGATCTTTTCAGCGAAAGGCTTCCACATTATCAAAAACTTCATTATATGAGGAAGGATGAGCAGGCATGGAACAAGGATTCACACTGATCGATCCCACTAAGCCGCAAAGGACACGCAAGCCATTTAAACCGAAAATTTATTGGACGCCAAAAGATGTCATGGCACACTATCAGGTTTCTGCTGCGACAGTGAGCCGTTGGAAGAAGCGTGGCGCTCCATTCGTTGGACCAGGTAAAACACAGCGAGTTGAGCCTGAGAAGATGGAGCGTTGGTTTGCACGACAATAGGAGGCCTAACAAATGTTAGAAGCAATCATGTCGGTGCTGTTCGACCCATCATCAGCCTTTTGGAAATATCTTCTTGTAGCTCTGGCTGGCATCATGATCGGTGCCACAGCAGTAGGAGGTTGGAAACAATGGACACGATAAAAAGAGCACAAAAAAATCCCGTAGCTCCTACTACGGGAAATCAGAAACTGAGCAGATATTATTATGACTTAATTTTATCACGGAAGGCGGTCGATGACCATGCTTGATTACAATACAGCGGTTCTGAACGAGTATCAACGACGAGAAGCGCTTGAAGATAAAGCCATTGCTGATTGGGAATCCTATCACGGTGCCGTCTTGCCCAAAGATATGGATATCGAACAAGCGGAGGAGTTCTTGGCCACCGCCGATGAATATGAAGTTGATACAAAGAAACCTTGGTTCTATCAAAGCTGTGCTACATCGCGTTATGAAGGCGCCTTTAACAAAGACAAGGCGAAGGAATACTTGCAAGATTGGATCAACATTCACGGCCCTGAGCGATTCTTAAAAGACGCTGCTAGTTCTACGTATCCAAAAGCAGAACTGGTTGAGATTTTCTTTAGTGATGACAGCTTAGACATTATCGATTTCATGAAGAATCAAGGATTTCAGGAATGGAAATAGGAGGAGCAGCATATGACGACACAATATGACCTAACAAAAATGCCGGTTAAGCAACTAATTGAGACGCAGGCTATTCGAAACAAGTTTGCAGCGCTTCTGGACAAACGGGCACCACAGTTTCTTTCATCGATTGCCAGCGCGGTAAGCCTTAATCCAAGCTTAGCCAGAGTTGATCAGTTAAGTGTTATCAACTCGGCCATGGTAGCAGCAACGCTTGATCTTCCGGTTAACCCGAACCTGGGTTTTGTCTACATCGTTCCATACAAGAACCAGGCGCAGCCACAGATTGGTTATAAAGGCTATATCCAATTAGCTCAACGATCAGGACGATATCAGCGCCTGACTGCTTTACCAATTTATGAAGATGAGTTCAAGAGTTGGAACCCACTAACGGAGGAACTTGAGTACACGCCGAACTTCCACGATCGCGAAGCAAGCGAAAAACCGGTTGGCTATGCCGCATCGTTCAAACTGACTAACGGTTTTGAAAAGATGGTCTATTGGACATATCAGCAAGTCGATGATCATCGCAAGCGTTTCAGCAAATCTGGCGGTGGCGCGGAGCCCAAGGGCGTTTGGAAAGACAACTACGAAGCTATGGCCCTGAAGACGGTAATCAAATCGCTGCTGACTAAGTGGGGTCCAATGACAACCGACATGCAAAGCGCGGTCAGTGCCGATGAAAAACCAGTCGAAGCTGATCCAGAACTGAGGGATGTTACCCCCGAAGATCCTAACTCGATCGAGGATGCACTTAACGCTCCCGCTGAACCCGTCACAAAATCGGAGGTGAAGCCAGATGCTCTTAAGCCAGACATTACCCACGACCCAAATGCAGGAAAACAACCAGAAATCTTTGACGGTCAACAAGGATAATTATTACTCGCTGGATACCAGTTTCAAATATCAGTCTGCTACCTGGTTTAAGAAATTTCTGACATGCGAAGCAGAAGCGATGGCCGAGTTGCAAGGTAAATGGACGCCAAGAGGTGATCCGACTGCCTTGCTGGTTGGAAACTATCTACACAGCTATTTCGAATCCAAGCAAGCTCATGAGTCTTTTATCAAAGGACACCCAGAGATGTTCTCAACTCGTGGATCATCAAAAGGACAACTGAAAGCCCCGTATAAACAAGCTGATGCGATGATTGCCACGCTTGAAGCTGATGAGAATGTTCAACGACTTTATCAGGGTGAAAAAGAAGAGATCCTTACCGGTGATCTGTTTGGGGTCGAGTGGATGGGCAAGCTGGACTGCTTCGACTCCACAAAGTCATTCTTTTTGGATCTGAAGACCACACAGTCGCTTCACAAGAAGTATTGGAAACCAGGAGAACGTCAGCCAACCAGTTTCGTTGATGCCTATAACTATCAGCTTCAGATGGCGGTTTATCAGGAGCTGATTTACCAAAATTACGGAACGCGACCACGAGCATTCATCATTGCCGTGACCAAGGAAGATGTACCCGACCATGCCGTCATCGAAGTGCCACAGTACCGTATGGACGAGGCACTGGAAGAGATCCAGGACAGCACCGAACACGTTGAGGCGGTTAAATCCGGTCAGGTGCGGCCACATCGATGTGAGGCCTGTGATTACTGCAAGGCAACTAAACGAGTCGCCACAATTATCAGCATGGATGAGCTAGTCGAGTAGGAGGTGACTCACCGCATGGATTTATTCAAGCTAATTCGAGAGTTCTACATTCAGCAAAGCGTTAATCCGCTAAGCACAGGACAGATAGCATTATGGCATGGGCTGGTTTACCAATGTAACCAGCTAGGCTGGCCAAGCGAATTCAATATGCCGAATCGAACACTTGAAACGTTGACTGGTTTAAGCCGTCAGGGCATCGTCAAAGCCCGTAACGCGCTAAAACAGTCAGGGCTGATAGATTTTCAAACTAACGGTGTTAAGGCAACGACCTACTCAGTAATCGATATTTCACGAAAACTTAGTACGTCAGATAGTAGGCAACCTGGTAGTCAAGCTGATGACAGTGTGTCAAATAGTAGGCAACACAGTAGGCAACCTAGTAGGCAACACAGTTTACAAGGTAGTTTACAACCTAGTAGGCAACACAGTAGCACATACACTAAACAAGACGAGACTAAACTAGACAAAACTAAACGACAACAGACTACTGCTCCAGTAAAGGCAGCAGAGAGGCCTACTGAAGAACCGTCATCGTCGTCATCATCAATTCTTGATATTTGCAATTTCTGGGAAGGCAATGGGTTTGGACAACTATCACCGTTCACCAGAGAAAGCCTTGTTGATTGGGTTGATGACATGCGAAAAGCAGGATCACCTGAACCTGAGAAGCTAGTCCTAAATGCGCTACGGACTGCAGTTGAAAGCAATGTCAGAAACTACAAGTACGTCAATGGCATCTTGAAAAACTGGGAGAGCAAGCGTCTTCTCACGGTTGCTGCTGTCGAAGCAAACGATAGTGAACGCCAGTCAAACCGAACGCCGCACACCGAACCGAAAAAGGAGAACTGGGGATATGGAGTCGACTAAAGGACTATTCACACATGCGGACGTGCAAAGAATCATTGAGAAGCGTGGAATTGACGTTAATACGCTGCCAACTCAGGCCGAGATCGAACACCGCTTCTACGAACGCTCTATGGCCGCATTGAACCGTAAAAAGGCACGTGCCATTTATCGCTACTCAGTCTTCCCCGGAAACGTTCCGGCTAAGTTTACGTTCGAAAAATGGCAGCCTGAACTACAAACGGATCAGCAAAACTCTAGGAATCTGGGGAATCGTGCATACAAGCTGACCAAGCAAATGGCGGAAGTGCCTAAGAACGTGGTTCTGTTTGGACCGCGTGGGACGGGTAAAACGTCCTTGGCCTTAGCAATGCTAACCAGATTGCGCGATCAAGGCCAGTCGGGACTGTTTATTTCAACAGCAGAGCTGAGTAACCTGATGGGCTTGCAATACGATGCACCAGACGTTCGCCTGCGTTTAGCAGGCATTGAGCGGGCAATGAAAGAGGCTGGCGTGCTGTTGTTGGACGACTTCGGCACAGAAGGCGGTATGAAACTCGACATCAAGCCAGTGAGACGTGACATGCAAGAGCTGATGTATCGCGTTGCAAATGCCCGCCTTGATTTTGAGAGCAACAGTCCTCGTCTATCAACAATCATCACAACGAACAACGAGCTGAGTGAGCTTGAGCACATGTACAACAGCAAACTCATTAGCCGCCTCATTCCAAAATCAAAAGACTGCACACTCAACTTTGAAGATTTGAAAGACGTAAGGGGAAAACAAAAGTGAGAGTCGAAGAAATGACGAATAGATATTTGCAACGCTTGGATGAACGTTTGCGGGCCTACGAAACGGCCTTGAATCAAACAGTAGCGGACATCGAACGCGATTATGACAGTGGTTTCCTAAACGTTACTGAAGCACAGTGGCAAGACATCGTCGTGCTTGTTGAGAGCATTGTTCAGGCAAATACACGCATGATTCATGAAGCGTCAGATAGCATATATGCTAACGGCGAAGTTTCGGGCAACTTGCTTAAGTTAATTAAACTAGCTAAGCACTTCGCAACACTGGACTTTTCAGAAACGCCATTAATTAAGCAGGAGGCAGAATTATGACACAAGTAACAGTGCGTTTATACGAGCAGGGAGACAAAGTATGGCGCGACTTCAAGGCTGAATTACTTAAGCGCTACGAGAACTCAGCAATGCTAGACATCTCGAAAAGCAAAGCATTCTCAAAAATAGAGAAACGGGAGTTCAATAACCGGATCATTGTGTCAAAGAAATCAGTTGTCGAGAAACGGGCAGTTGCCGGTGTTGATGACAGCGATACTTTGAAGACTTCAGTCAACAATGGACTCACAAAGATTTCGAAGAAGCGAAAAGAAGCCCGTGCAAAATACACGCGCGGAATTGCAGAAGCAGCCTCACAGTGTGACACACTGATTGACGTTGCAAAACGGATCGGGAAGTCAACAACGTTCGTGAAGCGAGTTGCAAGCGAGTTTGAGATCAAGCTGCCGCGCCGCAACAACGGCCATGAAGAGATTGTGAGTCATTAGCAATGGTTATTCGCAAGAGACGCAGAGGCAAATACAATGCACAGCCAGTTGTGATTGATGGCATTCGATTTGCAAGCAAAGCAGAGGGCGCTTACTATCGGCTGATTCGCAACAAGCCGCAGAAGATCACGATGCAAGAGCCGTTTGAGATTCTGTCTGCTTTCAAGCTCAATGGCAAACGATACTCGGCAAGAAAATACAAGCCTGATTTCTGCTTTTATGACGGTGAAGATTTGACAAAGGTTGTTGACGTTAAAGGCGGAGACGCGACTTTGACTACTGATGCCAAACTGCGAATGCTGCTGTTCATGATCAGGTACAAAATACCGGTCACGATTGCTAGATATGACTATCACACAGGATTATTCACGGAAGAACAACTTTAGGAGGCCGACCGATGAGACCTGAAGTAGAAACTTACGGGAATCATGAACCAAGCAAATTCATACCGGTGTATGTAAAAACGCCCGGAGAAATGTTCGCCAAGCACGGCAAATATGACTTCGGAATCATAATCAGATACATTGGCAAAATTAACGGCTTTAAAGACCCACTGTATGAGGTGTGGATAGCAGACTTGAACATTGTCAGGCAAGCATTCCGTAGCGACATAAGACGTTATCCGCTAGGAAAGAAGAGAAGAAGATGAAAACAGGAGACGACACGTTCGATGACATCTACATCAGCAAAAAGACTGGCAAGGTCGTAGGCGTCATGCTTAATGGGCGAGACTACAAGCTCGTTCCCATCAGTAAGACCAATGAGCCAATATCCTATGAACGAGCAAAAGCTTTCTACCGAGCTACTGTGATAGGAAAGGCACCGGAAGCCATTGCATACGCACTAGACATTGTGCATTTCATTTACGGAAAAGAGGACGAAAAATGAGCGAAGAAAAACTGTACGCGGTGAAGAACGATGAAGGCAAGTGGCTTTGCATTGAGGCCAACGGTTGCCATTATTGGAGCCGCGATGACGGCGACTTTTTCGACCAACATGACGCTGACATACTTGCCCATGTGTATGGTGGTCACGTGGTCGAGCTGATCGAGAAGCCGAATCCAGAGGTGGTCAGCAAGGCGGAAGCCAAAATGCTAGATAAGGCTAAGACGGCCAGCTATCCGGCAAATTATATCAGCATGCACGCTCATCCTGATCCTGGAGCTAACGGCACGTCTTATGATGAACTCCGCCTAATGCGTGCCCTCGTCAATGACTACACCGTGGCAAAGGAGAAGAAGTACCGCGTCAAGGTGCCCGAAACTCAAACAAGTTATTACTACAAGGGCAGTGACGGACATGTTCATGCAAGTGACACTTCTGGAGGCCTTGATAATGAATTTTCATACTCTGAGCTTCAACAGTATGGACTAGACGGTGAACGATTCACGAAAGAAGAGGTGACTGACGATGGCATGGGTTGTTAGAGGCGAAGAAGCCGGTATCATTGACTATTACTTTGACAACTTGTCTAAGCGCCACAAGGCCGTTATTGGAGACTTCGCGGTAACAATGGGAGATCCTCTTTATCGCTTCAAGAGTGAGGCAGAGGCAGAAACAATTGCCATGAATGTTTATTACGATGGCGAAGACATGTATCCGTACGAGGTGACTGACGATGAATAAACAAGAAGTGAACCTAAAAAGTGGCGGGAGAGCTTGTTACTTCGTTGCCAAGGTGTCTGATTTTGGGAATGCACACCGTGTATCGCCTATCTACTTCAACCGTGAGCGAGCAGTTCTTCAACTCAATTACTTAAAAAAGAAGAACCCTGACGATTCCTATGCAATGTTCGAAACTACCGGCTGGAGGTGCGTGCTATGAGCAATGAGACGAAGCGGGACGTGTTCGAGGACTTAGTCGAAGAACTAGCAGATGCATACGTTGCCTTGGACGGTGAAGGACTTGGCGATGATCTTACTAACGAAGACAAACAAGCCTATCTGAAAGACTATGACAATGCCTTGCCAGATGATCTGCCGGTGATTCCAGAATTAATTGGGAAATACCTGATAATGCGTAAGCATGATCGTGGAGATTTGGTTCAGGCGCTTGATGAGGGTACGTCATTTTTATTGGATGGCACTCAATGGGAAAGCGTGCAAGATTGGTTCTGGTTCAGTGACGTCAAAGATAGCGTTGACACTTTCGCCCGTGCATGGGTGTTAGGTGCTTGGAAAGTAGAGGAAACCGGAGAAATCGTGAAATTGGAGGCGTATAACTGATGAGCGAAATTTGGGCACTACGTATCATTCAAAACTGGAATCAAGCCCAGTATGTTGTTGGTAAGCAGCCACTATTTACAACACAGGGTGAATGGCCGGAAGAAGATAACCATAAGCGAGTAGTTAGCATAGACTATATACCAAGCGAAAACGGATACAAAATTGCATATAATGACGGATCAGTAACATTTGTTACTGAAAATACTGAAGGAATAATTACCGAAGAACGGAAGGCGGAGAAATGAAACGAGAGATTAAGGTTATCCGTATGCCGAGCGGCGAATACCTTTGCAATTCCGGATGGGGCGGAAAAGGACAGACATCAAGTCTGTCAGGAGCCATAAAGTGGTACGGAGAAAAGGGAGAGACCGACCCATACAAAAACGCACATGATTGGGGCGGTAAGGTTGTCGTGCTTCGGGAGGCGGAGAAATGAAACGAGAGATTAAGTTCAGAGCGTTTCTCAATTCAAAATATTATGAGAAGCCGCGCATGCTGTCGTGGGGAGAGTTGCTTGAACAATACGATGCAATAGACATGTTTCAAAGAGACCTGATGACGTTGATGCAGTACGCTGGCCTCCACGACAAGAACGGACGAGAAATCTACGAGTCAGATATTCTGAAAGTCACAGGAGAAGACGGTGAATCATATGTAGCAACCGTAAAATGGTTTGGCGATGAAGACTACCCAGCCTTTGATTTGGAAGGCATACCGGCAGCGTGGAATTATGATGCAAATGCACTTGCAACCATTTTTCAAAGTGGTGTTGAAACATGTGAGGTAATCGGCAACATCTTTGAGGACAAACAACTGATGGAGGCACAACATGAGTAAAAGTAAGAACGTTGACGCTTATCTTCAAGGCGAGCTGTGTGCCAAGGCCGAACTCGCAACTAAGCTATTACATGACATTGCTTGGTCTAAATGGACGACTGACGCGATGACTGCACGTGTCGACCCAATCTACAAGCAAGCCAGGGAAATAAGCTATTGGCTATTAAACAGTGACGACTGGTACACCGAAAATGAGGACGGAGGTGAATAATTTGGACAGCAAACGAGCATTGGCCGAAAATCTTAGGAAGAATATATACGATCTGAACATGACACAAGCCACATATGCAAAAGAGATCGGGATACCCATCACCACGCTTGAATATGTAATCTCTGGTAAGGGCAGTGTTTCACTCAACACCTTAGATAAAATCGCATATGGAGCTGGGATTGATCCATGGGAACTCATTCGGCCTCCTGAAAGCAAATAAAAAAGCGCACCACGAAGGCACGCCTGACAATTAATTATCCGCAAAATAATTATACCATAAGGGGTGGCGCTTGTGATGGAGCTTTTATCAATTAGCGATGAAAAGGATCGGGAAGCAGTCGAAGATATCCTGAATAAATACCGAGCAGAGCGCGGATTCATAAAAGCGCCAGTCAATCCAAAGATCACCAGTGCATGGGGAGACGGTACTTCTGTTAGCACTGTTCAACGTCCGATGTATGCACAGCAACGTTTGGAGAGACAAGCATCGGCGCGTAAGTTCTGCGACTGGTGCGACAATTGCATTGCGTCGATGCCGAAACAATCACATCAGCGTTTATTAAGGGTGCGCTATTGCGATGGACCCGAAACAGACACGCCAGACGGTGATGCAATGAATATTCTCGATATATCTTCAGCAACCTACACACGCAGAAAGAAAAATGCGTTGTTAGCAGCGGCCTGGTACTTTGGCGTCACACCCAGAAAAAGTAGTGAGCAATAAATGATCGATGAATGAGGACTATTTGATGACTAATTGATTGATAATTGATTGATAAATGAGTGGCGAACTAAAAACGGAAACCCTTATGATGGTATTGTGCCAAAGGTGAGAAACCTGAGACACCGCATTTTTCCTCCGAGCCTCAGTGATGATAAAGCTGTGGCAAGGCGTGGCAAATGGACTGGCTGAGATAGTCAGGCGGGTTCGATTCCCACATGCCACATTGTCCAGTTTAGCGACCGGACACAGCTTGCGATGACCCCATCTGACACTGGGAGAGCGAGCAGCAACCGTAGCTCAGATGGGAGAGCAGTGGCATACGCCTATCGGTCGTGGGTTCGAGCCCCACCGGTTGCGTTGAAGCACTTCACTTTTCGTTAGGTGCTATTTTTATACATAATTTCGGAGGCGAGTAGATGCAATGGACAGATGAACAAATCAGCGGCATTAGGAAGCTCGCCTCTGAAGGTTTTACGAGACGCGAGACGGCCGACAAGCTCGGGATTAGCTATGACGCTCTTCAGAGCAAAGCGAAACGGCTTGGTATCGAATTCAAAAGGCCACTAAAGAACGAATACGATTCAGACGGCACACAGTCTAGTGAGACTATCCTAAAGGTTGTCAGGGGTCACAAAATGACACCTAGAGAGGTTCTGGAAGCTCACGGATATGATTACACTAAGTGGGAGCTTGTACGTGCCACAAGCAACTTCTGGAAGCAAACGCCTGAAGCAACGTTGTACCAGAGCAAGATACAAATTAGGCCGCTAGTTGAAGCAGAACAATATGAATCGTTGATGAATGACATCATCACACACAAGGAGCCGTATCAAGCTAAGGCTCCTATTTTTGTGGAATCAGATCGCTATCTAGTCATTCCTGCATTTGATACACATTTCAACGGTCACACGTTTGATGTCTATGCTGAATCTCTCAAACGGCAGCTAGAGATCATTCAACGCGGCCACTACGCCAAAATATTGCTCATTCTGGGCGGTGATCTAGCTCACGTGGATAATATCAACTCGACCACAGCAAAGGGCACACAACTCGAAACAACCGACTTAGGCGAGACCGTTAATGAAATGGAACAATACTTCGAGACACTGATTGAAGCAATCATTAAGAACGCCAACGAGTGTGAGGTCATGTATTGTGCCGGTAATCATGATCCGTCAGTTGGATATATGTTCGCACGGTTATTGAAACGCGCCTACAGCAACCAAACAAACATCACTTGGGACATATCGCTGAAGCATTACAAAGGCGCTATGCTTGGTCACAACTTCATTGGCGCCACTCACGGAGACAAGGGCAAGAACAACTACCTCGCAAAATACCTCGATGAGTTTGGATTCATGTTAGGCACGGCACAGAATCGCGAGCTGTTCACGGGACATCTGCATTCAGAGATGAGCAAAGACCTAGGTGGATTCGTTCAGCGTCAAGTATCAACACGCAAGCCAACCGACAAATGGACTGATGATATTGGCGTGGTTGCTCACAAAACGTTTGAGCTGGTCGAATACAGCGATCATGATACCCGTGCCATTTACTATGTGTGAGGTGATTTTATGGCTCAAATGATTACAACAAAATACGGCGTTTACATGCCGAAAGTTGAAGCGTGGACCATCGGCAAGATTGACAGAGAAATTGTCCGTTCACGCTCTAATCAAGTTAAGACGCGAGGCGGATACGCACATCCTGAAAGTAAGGTATGCTTGTCAAAAAGGGGGTGGATACTGTGGCATTCCACTTGCCGTCACCAAAAGACGTCTATAAGAACCTCAAGGACAAGTTGAAAAAGCAGCGGGACAAGACCAAGGCTGATAAGAAGAAACAGCCTAGTAAAGACAATCCAGGAGTAACAACAGCTTAATGAATTATAACCAGCGATAGCTAACTAGCTACCGCTTTTTTAATGGAAGGAAGGTGTGGTGATATGTGATGGCTAAAGGGAAATATCAAGAGTGGCAGACACCAGAAAAACTGGCTCTCATAGAAGGGTGGGCCCGAGACGGCCTCACTGATGAACAAATAGCCCATAACATCGGTATCAAGAGGCCAACACTTTATGACTGGAAGAAAAAGTATTCTGACATTTCTGACGCCCTAAAGAGAGGAAAAGAAGTTGTTGATCAAATGGTTGCTGGTTCACTAGTCAAAAGGGCTTTAGGCATGACCATCACTAATACGACTTATAAAATGGTTCCTATTCGAGATGACGTATTGGAGGCAAAAAGAGCTAGGTGGCGAAATGAACATCAGATTGATCATCCAGAGTTCACTAGGAAGGAACTTGTTCAAGCATCAATTGAGAACGTTCCTACTTACGAAAAGATACCAATAATGGTCAATGAGAACGAACTGGCACCGGATACCTCAGCCCAAATATTTTGGTTGAAGAATCGCAAGCCGGAGCTGTTCCGTGATCAAGCATTCAAGCGATTGAACGAAGCACAAGCCGAAAAAGTGGCCGAAGAGGTTCGCAAGTCTAAAGCTGAGGCTGACATCACGGAAGCAAAAGCTAGCGCTTACCGCACTCCAGAAGGCCAATATGGAGGACTGAACAAGCTTTTAGCCGCAATTGATGAAAGCATTCCAAAGGACGGTGATGTCAATGACAACCCCGATTGATCAATTCAAAGGGAAACAGTTAGACATCATCAACTGGTGGCGCCGCTATCCAGACAAGCAGACAATCATTGCTGATGGTGCTGTGCGTTCCGGAAAGACGTTTGCGATGTCGATCAGCTATGTTCTGTGGAGCATGATTATGTTTGACCACGAGCAATTTGGCATTGCCGGCAAAACCATTGGATCATTGCGCCGAAATGTGATTAGGCCACTCAAACAAACGTTGCAACAAGTGGGATTCTCGGTTGTGGATCGGCGTTCAGAAAACATGCTGGAAATCAGCCTTGATGGAAGAACCAACCTCTACTATTTATTCGGCGGTAAAGATGAAAGCAGCCAAGATCTGATTCAAGGGATCACACTTGCCGGAATGTTCTTTGATGAAGCAGCTCTCATGCCACAGTCGTTTGTCAATCAAGCTACAGCGCGTGTTTCCGTTACTGGCGGCAAATACTGGTTCAATATGAACCCAGAGGGCCCGTATCACTGGTTCAAGACTGATTGGATTGATCAAGCAGACGATAAACGCGCATTGCGTCTCCACTTTGTGATGACGGACAATCCAAGCCTGAGCGATGAAGTTATTGACAGGTACGAACATATGTACTCAGGAGTGTTTTACCAGCGATATATTCTGGGACAATGGGTTCTGGCTGATGGAATTGTCTACGACAACTTCAATAAAGACGAGATGGTCAGCAATCCAAGCCAGCAGCCAAGCCGATACTATGTCAGTGTTGACTATGGCACACAGAACCCCACAGTTTTCTTACTTTGGGGTAAATGTGGGGCTGTTTGGTATTGCCTCAAAGAGTATTACTACGATGGACGGCATAGCAGCAGACAGAAGACAGATGATGAATACGCTCGGGATTTCAGCCAATTTGTCGGTGACATACGCTGTGAAGTGATTGTTGATCCATCAGCGGCTTCATTTATTACCAAATTGAGAGAACGCCGGTATCGAGTTATTAAAGCTGATAACGATGTGCTAAACGGCATTAGAGAAACGCAAACAGCTATGAACTCTGGTGAGATCAAGTTCACACCTGGGCTAACTAATCTGTTCAAAGAGTTCGCTTCTTATGTGTGGGATGACAAGGCCAGTCAAAAGGGTGAAGACAAAGTGGTCAAGGCACATGACCACGCAATGGACGCCATGAGGTATTTTGTCATGCAGGTAATCAAACGGAGAAATGCAGCTCATACGTTCAAGAACACAAGCAAATACTTCTAAGGAGGTGGCCATCATATTAACAGTTCAAGGGAAAGGCTCAATCACAGACGGAGATGTGTTTATTTTCCCGACTGATGAAGAGCTAACTGGCGATGACATCAATGCGTTTATTACCGCCAATGATGATCTAGCTAAAAACAAGTACCTTCCAGCAAAGAAAATGTACCTCGGTCAGCACCAGATTATTGATGATGCGAAAAAGGACCATGGGCCAGACAACCGTCTTGTTGGCAACTTGGCTCACTATATCGTGGATACCTACAACGGGTTTTACATTGGCATTCCACCGAAGATCACGCTCGACAACACACAGGACAATACTGTGCTGCAAGAGTGGAACGACACGAACAGCGTTCAGGACAAATTAAGCGAGATCAGCAAGCAAGCATCCATTTACGGACGGGCGCTTGCTTTTTTGTACCAAGACGAAGACAGCAAGACGTGTATTGCGTACAGCTCGCCTATCAATTCATTCCTCATCTATGATGACACGGTAGCACATAAAGCCGTTGCGTTTGTCATGTATTGGCATGATGATAACAACAATTTAACTGGCAAGGTGTATATGAAAGACGGAATATACGGCCTTGATATGGTTCGCTTTGAAGGGACAGACGGATTTAACCCATTTAACGAAGTGCCAGCTGTTGAGTTCTTCATGAACACCGAACGTCAAGGAATCTTTGAGAACGTTGAGACGCTAATTGATGCACTAGACAAGGTACTAAGCCAGAAGGCGAACCAGAATGAGTATTTTGACAATGCGTACTTGGTTCTCAAAGGCCTGAAACTCGATGAGGACGATGACGGCAACCCCAAACTCGATCTTAATGGCAACCAGATTATCTATGCTCCAGACGCCGATTCTGCTCAAGGCGTAGCTGAATTTCTGACCAAACCTGATGGCGATGCCATTCAAGAGCACCTCATTGATCGCCTCATCAGCATGATCTATCAGATCAGCATGGTTGCAAACTTGAACGATGAAGCATTCAGCGGCAATAGTTCTGGCGTTGCATTGCAATACAAATTGCTACCAATGCGCAATCTAGCGGCCAATCAGGACCGTAAGTTTACTCAGTCACTCCGGGAGCTTTACAAGATCGCATTCAGTGTTGGGACAATCCTTCCAGAAAGTAAATCTGATGACTGGCAAAAGCTTAACTTCGCATTCACGCGAAATCTTCCGGAGAACATTACCGACGAAGCGGACGCGGCTTCTAAACTAAAAGGCCTCGTATCAGATCAGACTATGCTTAGCACCTTATCATTTGTCGATGATCCCAAGGCCGAAATGAAACGCATCGCTGATGAGATCGCCCAGAAAGCAAAAGACGCTGCTACTAACAGCCTGTCAAACACAGACTTCCAGAAATTTCTGAATGGTGGTGGCAATGATGACAACAACGACTCAGCAACAGATAGCGAGTAATTCTGCCTACTGGAATAAGCGAACGGCCGCTGAACGGAAATGGATTGTCGAGAACCTTAAGAATGACGAGGCGTTCAATGCCAGAATTCAGGAATATTTTGACAAAGCTTTAACCAACATTCAAAAGGATATTGATTCAGAGCTTTCCAAGTATGCCGCATATAGCAACGACAGTATGGCCGGTGCGCGTCAAGCAGTGATGGCCACCGATATTAAAGCTTATCAAGTCGAAGCCAAGCGGATCGTCGATGATGCTAGAAAGATGTACAACGGCGAACCGCTAAAGTATTCTGACTTCAGCAAGGATGTCAATGATCATCTCAAGCTATACAACGCTACCATGCGGATTAATCGCTTAGAAATGCTCAAGAGTGAGATTGGTCAAGAAATGCTTGATGCACACATGAAAGTGAACGCTGATCTAATATCAAAATTGAGCGATGATTATCAATCCGAGATCAAACGGCAAGCCGGAATACTTGGAGAGACGGTATCTAAGGGCGGCTACACTGATTTAGCCAAGTTACTCTCCAAACGAGAGGGAGATTACACCTTCTCACAGCGCATCTGGATCAACCAAGACATTCTAAAGGCTGAACTGGACGAGCTGCTGACTGCCGCCACCATTCAAGGACAGAGTCCACTAAAGATTGCTCGCAAGTTACGCGGTCAAGTGGAAGAAACGGTGAACAATCACCGCTATGTAACTGAACGAATTGCACGTACTGAGTCAGCTCGGATTCAAACACAGGCGCAATTAGATAGCTTCAATAAGTTCGGCTATGACTATTGCAAATGGGTGGCTGAACCAAGCGCGTGTGATGCGTGCAAGGAGATTTCAGAAGGTGGGAGAGCTGGTAGAGGCATTTATCGCGTAGACGATGTGCCAGACATTCCAGCTCACCCCAACTGCCGATGCTCCATTGCGGCATATGCACCAGACGATGAAGCTAACGATGAGTAGGAGGAACTTAACATGCAAGAAAGCAACAGAACTGTAAGCAGCGGCACGGGTTTTTGTGGCCTGCTAACGATCGCATTTATCGTTCTCAAACTGTGCCATGTCATCGACTGGCCATGGCTTTGGGTTGTATCACCAATCTTGATCGGATTTACACTTACGCTGGGCATCTTTTGCATCCTACTGCTGGTTTATGGCGTAATTGCACTTTGTGAGCGCAAAAGCGGGAGGAAACAATGAAGCTACCAGAAAAAGTATTGATTGATGACGTTGAATATACAGTATCAACCGCAAGCTCAGATGAACTTCAAAAAGAAGTACTTTCACCAGACAATATTATTGGTGCCTGCAACTACAACAATCAGACCATTAAAGTATCGGACTCGATTAATGAAGGCAACGTCAAGGTTACATTGCTACACGAGATCATTCACGCCATCTTGTCTGAACGTGGTCTTAATGACCAGTGCGAAGATGAGATGCTTGTGGACAATATGGCACATGCATTACGCATGTTAGCCAAGCAGAACCCTGAGCTGATCAAGGAGGTACTATCATGAAATCAGAAGGTTTGAAAACGCGTGAAAGCATTAAAAAGCGCCTGCTTTATTTGGCAGCAGAGGCTAATAGCATCAAAGATTATCAGCTAGGAGCGCTTATCCTGAATGCATATAACCGATGCGATGACAATGTGACTATCCAGAATGGCAATTTATATGTCAACGGCGAATTGATGATAATCGACAATGCGACACTTGCTAATCATTTGGCAATGTCCTCCACCGGTTACAATAAAGCACCATCTGGTAACGCGTCACATATAAGCACTCTTGAGCTAAGAGATGATGGCCCATATCTTAACGGCAAACGTATTAAAGGACTCATTGATATGAACATCGATTCAAAGGTCGGCGATCTTACCAAAGTTGTCATTAAGCTTGCTGCCAATGTGCATGGTATAGACGACATTGACAAAGGATATTCAATCTAGCCAAAATATGAAACTTATTTGTAAGCCGCAGCTAGCGGCTATTTTTATGCCATCAAGTCCAAGCGTGATCGACTATAAAAGCTCCGGTAAATTAAGACGCAAGCCTGATCCGTCTAAAAAGCTGTGGAAGGAGTTCTTAACATGATTCCCAAGATTTTAATGCCTATGAATTTGCAATTTTTCGCTGAAGATAATCCTCAAGGCGATCCGAAAGATCCAGTCGATCCGCCTAAGCCAAAAGATGGTGATCCGGTAGATCCTCCTGAAGGTAAGAAGCAAGGAGAACCGGCTGACCCTGATCCTGATGGTAAGCACGTCTACAACGATGAAGAGGTCAATGAGATCGTCAAGAAACGCCTTGCTCGTGCCGAGAGGGAAAAGCAAGCTGCCGTTGACGAGGCCGCAAAGCTGGCCAAGATGAATGCCGACCAGAAGAAGGACTATGAGCTAGAAAAGGCTCAAAAAGAGCGAGACGAACTCAAGTCACAGCTTGCCACCTACGAAATGGGCAAACAGGCTCGATCGATGTTTGAGGAAGCCAAGCTGACAGTCACCGAGGACGATTTGCAGCACGTTGTAACGCCAGAGGCAGAATCTACTGAGGCGAATGTAAAGTGGCTCATTGCGCATGATCAGGCAGTGGCTGAAGGTGTTCGTCAAGAGTTGCTTAAGGGCAGCACACCCAAAACGCATGGTTCAAAGGTGGAGACTCCGGGCGCGGCATTTGCCAAACAACGGAATCAGCAGAGCCAAGTTGTTAACGACCCATGGAAACAAAAATAAGGAGGTACTTTTATGTACGCAGGTAAAAAGGTAACCGCATCCGAGATCAACTTCTTGGATAGCGAAAAATTCGTTTCATTCACTCACCAAGCTGATAGTTCGACCACTGGTGTCGCAAATGGTGTATTGCCAGCAGGTTCTATCTATCCAAAGAACGATGCAACGGCAATTGGTGTGACCATCAATGATGTTGACATCAGCGAAGGCCCTCAGCCGGTAGGCGTCATCGTTGAAGGATATGTGAACGCAGCTCGCTTGCCAGTCAAGCCGTCAGCTGATGCTATCACTGCGCTGAAAGAAATCAAATTCAGCCACGTTTCTGACTAAGGAGGATTAACCTATGCCAGCTATTTTAGATTTGTTTAATCAAAAGACGGTACTTGATTACGTTCAAAACCGTCAGTACCCGCAATTACTTGGGGACACCTTGTTCCCTTCGGTTAAGATTGACCAACTGGACTTTGAATACCTGCGTGGCGGTTCTAAGACACCCATCATCGCGTCCGTTTCTGCATTTGACACTGAGGCAGAGATTGGTAGTCGTGAAGCGAGTGTTCAGGCCGCTGAACTTGGCTACATCAAACGCAAGATGCAGCTTAAGGAAAAGGACCTGATCGCATTACGCAATCCGCGCACGCCGGCTGAACAGAACTACCTGACCAGCCTTGTGTACAACGACTTGGATGTGCTGGTTCAAGGCGTCTATGCCCGTGTCGAGAAGATGCGGATGGAGGCACTCGCCACTGGTACAATCAGCATTGACGAGAACAACATGAACTTTGACGTTACTTATAACGTCCCGGCAGAACACCAAGTAACCGCTGCTACTTCTTGGGATGCTGATGGTGCTGATCCGATCAAGGACCTGCAAGACTGGTTTGCATTGCTCGACTACGTGCCAACACGTATCCTGACTTCTTCCAAGGTACAGACTGCCCTGATTCGGAGCAAGGCATTTGCTGACTACTTCAAGACGGCAGGCCTGTTACCTAGTGTTGGCAGTCTCAATGCGGTTATGCAGTCGTTCGGCTTGCCAACCATCGTGACGTATGATGCCAAGTACCGCAAGCAGGGAGCTAACGGTATCTATACCGTTGAACGGTACTTCCCAGAAGACACCTTGGTAGCATTTGGCGATGACCAGCTCGGGCAAACCGTTTATGGTCCTACCCCTGAAGAGTCCCGGCTGATGGCAACTCCGGGTGTTCAACAGGGCACTGTTGGTAATGTGTTCACCACCGTTTACGAGACCACGCAGGACCCAATCGCAACTTGGGAAAAGGCAGCAGCCACTGCACTTCCTAGCTTCCCAGAAGCTGAGAACGTCTTGCAAGCCAAGGTACTGATCCCAAAACCTTAGCGCCGGCCACCGGGATTACGCTTAGTCAGAAAACGGCGTCCCTAAAAGTCGGCGCTACCAAGCAAATTACTGTATCCGCTGATCCTGTGGATGCATCGGACGCAAGTGATGTTGTTAGCGCTGCTAAGTTCGCATCTAGCAACACTGGTGTTGCCACAGTCGCTGCTGATGGGACTATTACAGCGGTAGCAGTTGGTTCTACAACAATCACCGCAACAAGTGGTTCCTTCACTGCAACGGTAGCAGTTACCGTTAGTGCAGCGTAGTAGCTAGTAAACCGTCGCTTATGAAAATCACAGTGCTGCGAAAGCAGGGCGGCGGAAAGGAGGCATAACATGGCTGATGCTAATCCGGTAACACTTGCGGATTTGAAGACGATGATGGAAATCAAAACTGACGCACAAGATGGTGTGCTTAATCTCATCATCAAAAATACCACACAAGCCTTACGATTTAAGCTCGGTTTGCGAACGGATGAGGCCTTCCCTAGTGAGTTGGCCTACATTGCCCTAGAAGTATGCGTCAGACGCTACAACAGGCGTAAGAACGAAGGCATGACGTCTTATGAGCAGGAGGGGCAGTCATTCACGTTCAAGTCTAACGACTTCGATGATTTCGCTGATGACATCAACGACTGGAAAGAAGCCAACGGGAAGAATGCCAAGTCTCTTGGAACCGTTAGCTTCATTTCTGGCTATCCAAAGAGGTGATCATATGCGGTTAGATCATGAGGTTACATTCTGGCTTGATGATGAAGAATATGATCCGCAAACACATCAATACGGTGATGTGAAAAAGGTGGCAACTGCAGTTGCCAGTGTCACCGACATGGGAACAGACAAGAGCGTTCAGCTATTCGGAAACTACGCTCAAAAGGCAAAGGTGATCCGATTAGTTGAGCCAGTCACCGTCAATTGGAGCTATTTAACGATTGATGATGATGCAACACACTACGTTCTCAATACCGCCCGCGTTCCGCTTCAAAACGCTACTTTGATTGTGGGTGAGACGAAATGAGTAAAGCTGGGCTTGGTTATCGTATTCAGCTAAAAGGTATGGACAAACTGGTCGCTGGCCTGCTGAAGCGAGCGAAGATGGACGTTGTCAAGCAAATCGTTAAACAGCAGACAGCACAGTTGCAAACTCGTACTCAGCAAATGACGGGCACCGTGTACGCTCATCCTACTGGTGCTACAAAGCGTGGCATCAAGTTAGCAATTACTGATTCGGGGCTGTCCGGTATCGTAGCGATGACGCAAGAATACAACCCATACACCGAAAATGGAACTCGATTCATGCGGGCACGTCCTGTATTGAAGCCTGCGTTCCTTTATCAAAAGATTCAGTTTATTAATCAGCTTAAACAAGCAGCAAAGTAGGTGATTCAAATCACATCACCAGAGCAAGAGCTCTACGACTACTTCTATGCTTTCTCGCAATCATCTGGGTACAAGACCTACGACCATTTGCCCATGCAGCAGGAGAACGCCCCATATCCCTTCGTCATTGTTGGCGATATTCAAGTTGTTCCTACCGCAACAAAGACGTCACTCAATGGCAATGTGCTAATCACCATCGACATCTGGGGCGACAAAAAACAGCGTTTCACCGTATCTGATATGGCGGAGCGCTTTTTTAGTGCCGCGATTGGGCAAGTGCTAACTGATGATTACCGATTCTATGGACGTGTAGAAGACCAGTCAAAAGAGTTTACACAAGACCAGAGTGTCCCTGACACGGTTCTCAACCGAGCCACGCTGATACTCAATCTCAATATTTTATAGGAGGCCATAATATGGCAAATGAATTAAAAGTGCTAGAAGGCATGGACGTTGTTGCCTTGGCTCGCAAACATAGCGATCAAGCAACGGTTAGCGGCCAAATTATCCCTTGGCAGACTTCGCTGTCCTTTGACCCGTCTGTTGACAGTGATTCCACTGTTACCAAGGACGGCAATGTAGCAACAAGAAGCTCGGCAAGTACCGATCTTGAAGTCGAATTTCTTAATAACACAGCCGCAATTGCAGACGTAATGTACGACTCACTGTTTGACGGCGAATTGCTCGACTTTTGGATTCTCTACCGCAAACGCAAGAACGCTGAAGGTAAGTATCTCGCATGGTATATGCAGGTAACGGTGCAAGAAGATAGCAGCGACAATGATCCTGACGACCACTCTACTCGTGATGTCACATTTTCTGTTAACGGGACGCCTAAACGCGGATGGACAACTCTCGATGACGAAACTCAGGAACAGGTCGATTACGTATTCCTTGGGGTTGGCAAGGTCACTGATACTGACAAGACCGGTGGTGGTGTCCAGTGGGATTCTGATAAAGATCCAGGTACGAGCGTTTCAGGCGAAACAACAACCACCACAACCACGTCAAAATAGCGGCCCCAAGTGGGGTTAGCGTTGGCCCTACATCTGATGGGGCGAATATCAGCGCCCAGTAACCATGTCAATCAGTCGCCCAAGAAAGTCACAGTACGGGTGAAACCCGGGCGGCTTAAAAGAAAGGATTTTAAATCATGCAATTAACCATTAACGGTAAAGAATACGAACTCAACTTTGGTGTCCGCTTTGTTCGCGAAATGGATAAGAATATGGGTGCCGTCATGCATGGCATTAACTTTGGCATGGGTGTTGCAAAGGCACTAGCTGGTCTGAATGCATACGATGCTGCTGTTTTAGCAGACACCATTTATTCAGCTACCGTGACATCTAAGAAACGTCCGTCAGCTAATGAAGTCGATGACTTTATTGACAGCAATTCAGACTTAGACTCTCTATTTAAGCAAGTTGCAAATGAAATGAACAGTGCTAACGCAGTAAAAGCAGTAGCAAAAAACATGAAGGCCTAGATGAGGACGAAAGCGTTCAAAAGAGTAGTGAAGAAACGTATCACGAAATCTTATTAAACGCTTTTGCCTATCTAGGCTTTTCTGATATTCGGAAAATCGAACGCATGACGCTTGTTGAATACGAACTGCGCATGGAAGCTTATCAGCTTAAGCAAGTCGACAGACAGAATGAGATTGCACAACAAGCATGGATGAACCAGCAAGTGCAGGCAACAACTGGTATCAAGAACCCTAAGCCTAAGTTCAAGAAATTTGATGACTTCTTTGACAAGAAAGCAGCTATTGATAACGTGCGATCAAATTATGAGCCCAATTACGAAGTGTCACAGATGAGCACAACAGAACTAAAACAGAATAGAGCACAAGTGTTCGCAAAACGGATGGCCGAATTTCAGCGTTTGAAGCGCGAAGGCAAAATTATTCCGTTATCTGAAAGAAAGGAGGGAGCACATGGCTGACAGTTTTAGTGTTGAAGCAATTTTATCCGCCGTTGACCGCAACTTTTCGGGGACTTTTAATAATATCGCGAGTTCTGCGTCAAAGGTCGGCGATAGCTTTCAAAATTCGACAAAGCCAGCTGGTAATTTTGTATCAACCGTGAGCAAAATTGCTGGAGCCATAGGACTTACCAAAGTTGTAGGGGCTATTGGCGATGGTGTGAGAAGCATGGTAGGAGAACTAGACGAATCAAGCAAAGCTTGGCAGACGTTTGAGAGTAATATGACTTTTCTTGGTAAGACGCCTGCACAGATTTCATCAATTGAAAAGTCGTTACAATCATATGCTCAGGAGACCATTTACAGTTCATCTGACATGGCTTCTGCCTATGCACAGTTTGCATCAGTAGGCGTAAAAGGCGTTGGTCGCCTTGTTAAAGGTATGGGTGGCCTAGCTGCTGCCACTGATAATCCCAAGCAAGCCATGAAGACATTGATGGAACAAGGCACACAAATGGCTGCTAAGCCAATGGTGCAGTGGGCTGATTTTCGTCTAATGCTTGAACAGACTCCAGCAGGCATGGCAGCCGTTGCTAAAGCAATGGGCATGAGCACCAAAGAACTGGTTCAGAATGTTCAAGCCGGCAACGTAAGCACGCAGCAGTTCTTTGATGGCATCGAAAAGGCAGGAAACAGCAAGGCTTTCCAGAAGATGGCCACAAGTTACAAGACAGTCGGTGAGGCAATGGACGGCCTTCAGGAAACACTGGCAAACAAGCTTCAGCCTGCTTGGCAGGCGATGTCTAAAGTCGCTGTCGGAGCTATTAGCAGAATCATTGAAAAAATTAGCGCCATTAATTTTGATTCTGTTATAGCATCAATCGGCAACTTTTTTTCTCCATTTTCGGCATTGATTTTGAACATCAAGACACAACTAAGCAGTTTGGGGAAGGGCGACTCGATGAGCGGGCTCAGTTCCGTTCTCCAAGGAGTAGGGTCCGTTTTACAAACCATTTGGAGCCTAGTTGGTAGCTTAGTCAATGTTGCATTTGTCAATCTAATTAGTATTGCTCAAAAGGTCGGAGATGCTTTTAATTCGGCATTCGGTAATGGGCAAATTTCAGGAATATTTAACGTAATCAAACAAGCTGTTACAGATTTCGGAGTAGCAGCAATGGAAGCGATGACTACTGTTGGAAACTTTATTGCTAATTTACCGTGGAAAGCAATTTTTAACGGTGTTAAGGGCGCTCTAATCGGACTGGTGGCTGTTTTGAAGCCAATCGCAGCTATTGTTAAAGCAGCGTTTGCCAACGACATCGTTAAATCATTTGCTGCGGCGATCCTTGGAGCTGTCGGGGCATTCAAAGTAATGGGATTAGCCATCGGCGGATTTTCAAGCGTTCTCGGTGTTTTTTCTAAAATGATCGGCCCTATTAGAGGCGTTATATCCGTTATCACTAACTTCGGAACTATCGTAAAAACGGCTGGTGGTGTATGGAAAGCGTTTGGATTGATCTTAGGCATGAATCCGTGGGTACTTTTGATTGCTGGGATTGCAGCAGTGGTTGCTGGTCTGGTGTATTTTTTCACTCAAACAAAAACTGGTCAAAAACTTTGGTCGGGATTTGTTTCGTGGTTACAAGGAGCTTGGCAAGGACTTGTAGGAGTTGCGCAAACTGTTTGGAATGCTATATCGGGTGCGTTTACATCTGCAATTAGTGGTATTCAAACAGCTTGGAGTGGCATTACTAGTTTCTTCAGCAATCTATGGACTGGGATTACGACCACGGCATCAGCTGCTTGGACAGCATTCACAACCACTCTCTCAGCTATCTGGCAAGGTGCTGTTACCGCAGCAACGGCAGTTTGGAACGCGCTATCCACATTCTTCACGACTCTTTGGAATGGAATAGTTGCAGTAGCCACTGCTGTATGGTCAACCTTTGGCGGTTCTCTGACGACAATTTGGAATGGGATTGTCCAAGTTGCTACCGGTGTTTGGAACATGCTTAAAGCAGTTATTATGGGCCCCATTCTTATTGTCATTGATTTGCTTACTGGAAATTGGACACAGTTAAGTGCTGATCTTCAGCTTATCTGGAACAGCATTGTTTCCGCCGCTGGACAGATCTGGAATGGTCTTGTTACGTATTTCTCCGGTATTTGGAGCCTTATTCAAACTTATGCAATGACTGTTTGGAATACTTTGGTTTCAGCTTTAGAGGGGCTTTGGAATGGCGCAGTATCTGCCGCTTCCGCTATTTGGAGTGCGCTTTCGTCATTTTTCAGCGGATTATGGAGCGGTATTGTGTCTACCACTGAGGGCGTATGGAACAGTGTTGTTTCATTCTTATCAGGACTATGGAGCGGAACAGTCAGCACAGCCGAGGGAATTTGGAACGCACTTCCCGGATTCTTTTCCGGATTGTGGAACAGCATTACATCATTTTTTTCATCAGCTTGGAACAATATAAAGTCTATTGTGATTGGAGCTGCTACTAGTATTTTTAATGGTGCTAAGGCTGTATGGTCTGGTTTTACTGGCATGGTAAGTGGAATAGTTAATGGCATCAAAGGAGCATTCAATGCACTTCGTAATTTTAGCCTGGCTGACGCTGGACGCGCCATCATGGATAGCTTCTTCAATGGCCTCAAAGCAGTTTGGGGGAAGATCACCGATTTTGTTGGCGGAATTGCTTCTTGGATTCGCAAGCATAAAGGCCCAATCAGTTACGATGCCAAGCTGCTCATACCTGCCGGTAACGCCATCATGAACGGCTTGAATGCAGGGCTTACTGACAAGTTCTCAAATGTCCAAAAGAACGTTTCGAGCATGGCACAAGCTATTGCTGATAGTGCTGCAGTTACGATGCCGGCAGTGAATACTTCTCCCTTTGACGCATCATTGCAGTCGCTCAATAACAGTGTACAGGGTGCAACCTTGTCTTCAAATCTTGATGTCAACTACACTCGCAAGCAAACGATTGAGGTTCCTCTGTACATTGACGGCCGAGAGGTTGCTCGTGCAACCGCAAACCCAATGCAAACAGAGCTCAGTCGCATGACACGAATGAGCAATCGACGAAAGGGGCTATTTTAATTTTGTATGATTTCAGAGAAACAATGCCCTTCACGGGTTCTGATGATAATCAGCGCCCAGCGGAGGCGATGCTAATAGATGGCCAGTACATTGAAGACTTGATTCCGGGTTATAGCACCCTGCAAGTCAGTGGCCGAGAACTACTCAGCCAGTCAATCGAAAAACAAACGATTGGCAATTCAGATGGCGAGTTTATCCAGTATGTTCGTAACCCTTCTCGTGAGATTGTTGTTGGCTACAGGCTTGCAGCAGCGGACAATCTTTCGTTCCGGCAAGCATTCTATAAGCTCAATGACATACTTCACGGTGAGAACCATCAGGTTTCTTTCAATGATGACCCATCAAAATATTGGCTTGCGACCTTATCGGATATTGACGATGTTCCTAAAGGCCGGAATGCGATCACTTCCTCATTTACTTTGTTTGTTCCCGATGGCATTGCACACTCGGTAGCCACGCAGACGGCTGACAACACGCCATACAAGGACACGCCAGTGAACATGCTGACAGATTCCGGCTTTGAATCAGGACAAACCCCAGCAAACCATGTTTGGGGTGATGGTAAAGACGCAGACAGATTGTTTCTAGTTGTCGGACAAGTTCCTTCTTTTCCAACGCCATTTGGAACTTATATGCTTAGAATCGAAAATGACAGCCATGATTCATCAATCGCTCCAGATCAGTATGCGCAATATCCATTGGCTGAACCAGTTGCCATTAAGAAAGGCGAAACATGGACATACAGCTACTACTATGCCGTTGCAGGATCAGCAGTTGGGCTAGCGTCTGACTATGTGCTGACAAATGAATCAAATCCAGTGCTTACTGAATTGTCAATGGGGCATGACGCACGGGATGCTTCGGGAGGTCAGACAACGTGGCATCGCTTTGTAAAAACGTGGACGGCGGACAGAGACGTCACTGTAATCATATTGCGCTTTGGATTTGTCAAAACATCGGCAAGTCCGGGATGGGTTTGTATTGATAATATTAAGCTAGAACAAGAACCCACTGCTTCTCCATGGTCGCCTAACCCAGCGGATCCTGAATACTATACCAATACCATCACGGTACACAATGGTGGAACTTATCCTGTTGAGCCAGTTATTACGGCAACTATGCATGCGGATAACGGCTTGATTGCTTTAATCAATAGCCAAGGTGGTGTTTTACAGTTTGGCAATCCAGAAGAAGCCGATGGTGTTGAACGGCAGCGCTCAGAAGTTGCTCGATATGAAGGCTTCGATAAAGAGCCAGCTGGTGCTGCTTATAACACTGGCCAAACTAATAGCCATTACTACTATATCGCGGCACAAAAGAATGTCATGGAAGGCTCGGTTAAGTATGCCGATGACGATGGTTCCGCAGTTGAGCCTGTCTTCTTGCCAACCAATTCGCACTATTGGGAAGGCCCTTCCCTGCATCTTAAGACAACAAATGCATCTAATGGCAGCAATACCGGTAGCTTTCTGGCCAAATGGCGCTACAAGTTTAATTCAAGTGTGAATGCCTTAGGTGCTATTGAAATGACGCTTGATAATGATACGGGCGTGGCCTATCAGGTGATTATCAGAGCAAACTATGCCGGTAAAGATGATGTCGATGTTCAAGTGTTTGCGGGATCAACGCTGGTTTTCCAGCAGACTCTTAACCGCAGTGTTTTCAGCAATGGCCGTTATTATGAGGCTAAGTTGACCAAGCTTGGTAATACGCTCAATCTGCAGCTTGCTGGTATTGTTCAAGGCGGTATTAAACCATCTGAAGTGGTTACCAGAAATCCACCGCTGATAATGCCGCCAATCATGTTGACATCAGAAGAAGCGTCGCTTCCAATCACGGGAGCGACGCTTTGGTTTCAGCGATTTGAAAACTATCCATATCCCGATATGGGCGTTTATGACATGGATATTGAATGGCTTAACGTTGATTATTGGACTGATCTTAGTAATCGCTTTAGCGCTGGAGACGTTGCAACGATTGATGTTGCTAACCGTCAAATACTGGTTAATGGTGTGATTAATGCTGATCTTCAACTCATCGATAATGACTGGAAAAAATTCAGGTTGCTTCCGGGTGACACACAGATTTTGACTCAGCGTTCTTCTTGGGCACAGCCATATGAAGTAGAAGTAGCATTTAAGGAGGCGTTTTTGTAATGGCTGATTTTTATTTTACCGACAGAAAGTACAATCAGCTTGGCATTGCGTCAACTGATGAGCTTGCGTCTAGTTCAGTGATTGCTATTGATGATATTGGCGGTCAAGAAGGTGACTATCAGTCAGTTGAAGGTGGCTACCGCTCCTACAGTGCAACGCTGCATTTTTCTCCAGATCAGTCGGCTCAGGTCAAAGAAATGGCTAAGGTGGGTAATTTTGTTTTGTTCAAGGGCCGTGCTGGTGAATCAGTTTGGACAACCATTCTGAGTTCCGAGCATGATCCACTAGCAGGCACAAATACGTTTGTGGCAGAGGACGCCAGCATTGATTTAATTAATGGCACCGTTGGTGCTTATGCGGCCTCAAGCGCAATGACAATCGCTCAGTATATTGAACTTTTTGCGGGTGATTCGGGATTTGTGATCGGCTACAACGAGATTCCAGATTTAACACGTACTTTGAACTGGGATTCAGACGATTCATCTATTCTTACCAGAATTCTGTCAGTTGCCACGCAGTTCGGTGTAGAGCTAAGCTTCCGGTTTGAAGTCAGAGGCTTGTCCGTCATCGGAAAGTATATTGATATTAGGAAACACATTGGCGGCAACAAGGGCATTTATCTGCGTGTAGACACTGATCTTAATAAGATTGTCACGACTAGTGATATTGCTGACTTATGTACTGCTATTGCTGGTACCGGAGGTACACCAGAGGGTAGTAACGATCCTATCACACTCAAGGGCTACCGCTGGACCGATCCCAACGGCCGTTACGTATTAGGCGGTGATGGCGTATTAAGAGACCCAGTAGCGCTTAGAACTTGGAGCCGCTTGCTATCTAACACTAATACCAATCCTGTTGACGCTCATATCACTCGCAACAAAACCTATGAAGCCGCTACTCAAGCAACGCTTCTACAATCGGTTCTATCTGACTTGGAGAAGTTCAATCATCCAGCAGTCAATTACGAGGTCGACATTGCCAAGCTGCCTGATACTGTCAATATAGGTGACACTGTTTATCTGGTTGATGAAGATGAACAGCTTTTTCTTTCTGCGAGAGTCCTAGAGCTTACCTATTCATACTCAAATGAATCAGGGACGGCAACGCTTGGAGACTATCTGATTCAAGCTGGCCAAGTTGATCCGGCTTATCGAGAACTAGCTGACCAAATTAAAAATATACCGAAAACGGTTCAATATTACCCTTGGCTTCGTTATGCCGATGACGACAAGGGCACTAACATGTCGGCATTCCCAGCCAACAAGAAATATATGGCAGTGGTCTACAGCAACAAGTCATCCGTGCCAAGTGACAATCCGGCAGATTATGCTGGCAAGTGGGCGTTGATTCAGGGTGCTGATGGTAAAGATGGTGTTCCGGGTGCCAAGGGCGCTGATGGCCGTACAAGCTATTTTCACACCGCTTGGGCGAATGATGTAAGCGGTCAAAGTGGGTTCACGGTATCCGGTGGTGATGGCAAAAAGTATATTGGCACGTACAGCGACTTCACACAGGCCGACAGCACCAATCCGAGTGATTACAATTGGGCGCTTTTTAAGGGGGCTGATGGTGACGTGGGACCCAAAGGGCCTCAAGGTTTGCCCGGTGCCAAGGGTGCTGATGGTCGTACCGCCTACGCTCACTTTGCTTACGCAAATAGTCAAGACGGCCATGCCGACTTCTCAACTACTGATTCTAATCGCAAGTATATTGGCTTTTACAGTGACTTTTCATCTGGCGATAGTACGAATCCAAGCGACTATAATTGGTCGCTGATCAAAGGTGCGGACGGCGCGGATGGTAAAGATGGGGTGCCGGGTAAAGCAGGTGCCGATGGCAAGACATCGTACTTCCATATTGCCTATGCCGATAGCGGTGACGGTACAACTAACTTTTCGCTAGATACTCCGGGCTCTAGAAAATACATTGGTAGTTATACAGACTTCACGCAAGCCGATAGCACGAATCCAGCTGTTTATAATTGGCAACTAGTGCAGGGACCAAAGGGTGACACAGGTAAAGATGGTGTAGCAGGTAAAGACGGTGTGGGCATTAAGTCCACGCAGATTATGTATGCGCAGAGTACTTCTGGCACCACAGCGCCTGCTACTGGTTGGACTGCACAAGTTCCCATGTTAATCAAGGGACAGTATCTGTGGACACAGACTACTTGGCTGTATACAGATAACACCGGCGAGGCTGGTTACACTGTCAGCTACAATGCCAAAGATGGTAACTCAGGTAAAGATGGTATTGCTGGTAAAGACGGAGTAGGTGTCAAGTCAACTGTGATTGAGTATGCTGTTTCGTCAAGTGGAATCACTAAGCCAAGCACAGGCTGGTCAGCAAACATTCCAAGCATTGCTCCTGGACAATTCATGTGGACACGGACAACGTGGCTCTATACTGATGGAACGAATGAAGTCGGTTATTCAGTCGCACAAGCCGGTGCTACTGGGCCAAAAGGCGATACTGGTGTTGGTATCCCGGGCCCTAAGGGCGCTGATGGCAAAACTAGCTACTTTCATACAGCCTATGCTAACAGCATTGATGGGAAACAAGGCTTTTCAACCACAGATGGCAATGGTAAGTCTTATTTCGGCCAATATGTTGACCAGACCCAAGCAGATAGCACGGACCCGACTAAATACTCGTGGGCACTGTTCAAGGGGACTGATGGTCGAGACGGCAAAGACGGGAGCGATAATGTACCGGTCATTACTGTTGGTGCTGCATATCCATCTGGTCCTAAAAAAGGGGATATGCATTGGTTAACTGATAGTAGTGGCGTTGTAACGGGCTATTACACTTATGATGGTTCTGCTTGGAATCCTTATAAGATTGACGCAAAGATTCTTTCTGCTGAAACCTTCAACGGTATGACTTTCAACGGGGTTACATTTACCGGTTCCAAGTTCATTTCCTCTTTTAAAGGTATAAAGCCCGATGGCACAGCCGATTTTTCTGTTCATGGCACAACGACAATAGCAGATGGCTCAATTGTTACTGATACGTATTCTGATACTGACAATACTCATATCACACATGTGGTCATGGACCAGTTCGGTTTTCTTAGCAATATCTACAACAAGGGAACACTGATGGCTAGTACGCAAATGTCACTGGGCATGCTAACTCTGGGAAGCAATTATCAAGAAACAGCAAGCGATCCGCTCAAATGGATCACGAGTAGCCTTGATGCGCTTAAAATCTATCAGCTGAATCACGTATCAAATACTTTGTGGCAAGGGGTTTCGCTTCTTGGCTGGTCTGGCAATGCTCAGTCTGTAACCCCTTCAAAGAAGATTACGGATTGTCTGAATGGCTGGAAACTAGTCTGGGGTGAATACTCAAACGGAACGTTTTCTGGTACAGGAATCCGCGAAACGGAGATCTCAAAAACGAGTGTGCTTAAGTACCCAGGCGCTGGACGAATTCTAAGCATCATGAACTATGGCAATGCCAATTGTTCGAAGTATGTATATGCTTATGCTGATCATATTGATGGAAACACAAAGAATTCAGACGGTGCCGCAGGTGGCGTTGTGTTAGTTGGCGTTTATGAATATTAGGAGTGGTAGATATGAAAGTAAGACTTGATACACAAGCCGATGGCTTCATTTATGCATGGGGGACCGACTACACAAGCGATAATGTGGTTGATATAGACGAGAATGAACTCAAAAAGATTGTCGCAGGTGCTTCTAAGCTGGTTGACGGCAAAATTGTTGTCGATCAGCAGCGAGTTACTGATCTTTATCCGGCTGATGCAATGCCAACACCGACACCTGAACAGCAGATGATCGCTGCATTGTATGCCCGCGTGACAAAGATTGAGGATGGTGGAAAAAATGAGTGACTTTGAATTTTGCAGTATGCTCCATTCTTGGGGGTGCCCGATAGAGCAGTACGTGGGGCGGCAAATAACGGAGGACCAATACAAACAAATTACAGGCAGTGACTATGTCGCCAGCAAAAGCTAGCGGCTATTTTTGTGGAAGGAAGTATAAAGATGTGGATTTCAAGAGTTGGATAGATATGTTTGTGGAGTTGGGTGGTGGAGCTTTGTTTGGTTGGTTTGCAAGCCAATGGCGCATGCATCGAAAGCATGGAAAGGCAATTGATTCAGGCCTTGTCGGTTTGCTTCATCATGAGGTTTACATGCTGTGTAACCATCATATCGAGGTGGGGTATATCAGCACGGACGACTTGGACGATCTTAATTACCTTTTCAGCAGCTACAAAGCACTGGGCGGTAACGGAACGGGCGAAGCGCTATATAACAAAGTTTTGCAACTTAGGATTAAAAACTGAAAGGAATGTTCAGTATGAAGATTAATTGGAAAGTACGAGTATTAAGCGTCAAATTCTGGCTGGCATTAGTGCCGGCAGCTTTGTTGGTTGTACAAACAGTGGCAGCGGTTTTCGGTTACAACTGGGATTTTGCCAACTTGGGCAAGGAGCTCACCGCAGTGATCAATGCAGTATTTGCACTGTTGACCATTGTGGGGGTTGCCGTTGACCCAACCACAGAGGGCGTCAGCGACAGCCAACAGGCGTTAGCTTACCCGGCACTCATTACCACCAAGGCAGCTAAGATCAAGTCCTTAGAGGACCAGATTAAGGCACTGCAAGCGGATAAAGAGGCTGACCAGGTAACTGCTGCTAGTGAAGTGGTTCCAGAGACGTCTTATGCAGCACCGGCGGAGTCAGCACCGACATCTGTTGCTCCACAGCGATAAGGAGGGCACCATGAAATTTAAAACTAAACTCATCACCTTGGTAGTCGCCTTCTTGGCGGCTATTTCTTTTGCCTTGCCATCGCATGTCAATGCAGCAAAGGGTGATCAGGGACCTGATTGGGCGAAGTATCAGGGAGCAAGTGGACGATATGGAACAGATCAAGACAAGTTCGTCATAGCTCAGATTGGCGGCACTTACGGTGGCACTTACATCGATCAGTGGACGTATGATAGCCAAATTGCTAGTGCCAAGGCGGCAGGAAAACGTGTGCATAGCTACATCTGGTATGGTGTTGGTGCAAGTAGCCAGTTGGGATTAGAAGCACTTGACCGTTATATGCCTCGTATCAAAGCACAGACGCCGAAGGGAAGCATCGTTGCTTTGGATTACGAAGATGGTGCTTCTGGCAATATGGCAGCTAATACGGATGCAATTTTAGCTGGCATGCGGCGCATTCGTTCAGAAGGCTACACGCCAATGTATTACAGCTACAAACCGTATACATTGGCACATGTTGACTATCAGCGCATTCTGAGAGAGTTTCCTGACAGCCTTTGGATCGCTGCTTACCGTGATTATATGCCAACTACCAAACCAGACTATGGTTATTTTCCAAGTATGGATGGGGTAGCTATTTGGCAGTACACGAGCGCATTTGGGCTGTCGCAAGGCCTCGACGGTAATATTGATTTGCTTGGTGTCACCGATAATGGCTACTCGAAGCAACCAGTAACACCTATCACCCCAGCACCAAGCAAACCAGCGCAATCAACCGCAGCCACTGATACCGACTATGCGCAAACTGGCGTTTTCAAGCCTTCCGCGACTGTTAACATCCGCACTGGTGCCGGCACCAGCTATGCATCCGTTGGTAGCTATGCTCCGGGTGAAAGTGTGATTTATGATCACGTGTATATCCGTGGCACATATGTTTGGGCACGTTATCTCAGCTACTCAGGCAGGTATCATTATGTTGCCTTGGGCGTGAATGGTGGGGAGAGCTATGGCTCGCGTTCGTCTGGATATACTTCGCCGGTAAGCCACACGTACTACACTGTCCGCTCTGGTGACAGCTTCTGGAGTATTGCCAGCAAGTATGGCATCAGCATGTACACGTTAGCCGCTAACAACGGCAAGTCAATTTACAGCGTCATTCATCCAGGCGAAAGCCTGTATATCCGATAACAAAAAGTCCTCTGCTCGCTAACGCGGGTGGAGGACTTTTTTATTGAATATCAAAAGGTTGACTAGATTGAACAGCGGTTATTTAAACTTTTTAGAACAGCCGTTAACTCCATTTGCATAATACTGTTTTTTTATATCAAAGTTTATTATAATAAAGGTATGAATACAAAAGCTGTTAAGGTCGCTGGACTCTCCAATGATACTATTTTAGATATTAGTATGGCGCTAATAAACGACATGGGGTTAAACAAAACCGACAACAAGTACTTGATTAAGCTTCATAAGGATAGTGACCAGATTTTATTAGATTTGTTGAGTGACGGTAATACTTTAAAAACTTTGTCTTTAGCTATTGCTTCGGGGCCATTAATACTGAATACGGAAGCAATGAAAGTAATTAATGCTCAGGCTGAGAAGATGTTTCGTGAAGATACTATCTACGGTATTAAGGACAGTACAGGAGCAGACCGTATTATTGGCTCAATTCAAAATAGCTATGATGGCAATGATTTTTTTCCGGGTGTCATTAAAAAGGCAACTGCTTATTGGTTTAAGTTTGCTACTAGTCAAATGTTTTTTAATGGAAATAAACGGACTGCGTTGATGTCGGGCCTTTATTTCTTAGCTGTGAATGGCTTTTCTTGGCCTAATATTAATGGCAATGAGCTTTATTCAATAACTGTTGCGGTTGCGAATAAAGACATAAGCCAGTCGGAGCTTGAATCTTATATTAGAGGGAAAACTGGCCTTCAATATTTTTCTACGCCTAAGCAAGCACTAGATAATAGCACCGCGACACTTAAGTTTCATTTTACAATTGACAATCCGAATATTAATCCTTAA